GGGAGACAATAAAAAAGGGCTTACGTCAAAAACGTAAACCCTTGGTATCCTTGGCTCCCCGAGCTGGACTCGAACCAGCGACCCAATGATTAACAGTCAGACGTAATTAGCTTTTACTTCAATAGGTTATGCGCATTTATTTTAGGTAAAAGCAGTGTTTCAGGGGTTTATAAAACAAAGGCTTATAGATTATTTTAGGGAGAAAATCAGGCGTTTTTCCCGTATCCTTCCACTTGGCATTTTGCCAAATCACCTCCGCATTCCAGCTTATTAAATATGGCTTGCTTGAAGTCTGGGTGCCGGCACTTTTGAATTGTCCTTCCTGTTATCTGGCGATCGGCTCGGACTTCTTTTGATTTGATGAGTTTGCTTGTGTGGTAGATGCACTTATCCATGGCGGTTACCTTTGCTAGTTAGGCTATGAATCAGTTTATAGGGTGGTTTTGAGTTATGTAAGGGGAGAATTAGCGCCAGTCATGATTGGTTTTTTGAACTGAGCGTTACTTCAAAGATAATGTCCCGCTTTGGTGATGGTTCAAACTTAACTCCGTTAGACCAGTCTGTGCCGGTTATCTTCTTTAGTTGTGGCACCGACTCAGATGAAATATTGAAGCGTTCGATAGTTCCTTCTTCAACAGCTTTTCTCAATGCATCAATAGCTGCCAATGTCTGGTCTTTTAGCTTCTGTTGATCCATTATCACTCCCCACTCGGTTTAACAACCGGAATCGATTTATCATACACCTCCACCACCTGGGGTGACTTCCAGCCGCCGGCGTCTTGCTTGTCTGCCCGGGTGCCTGGTGTGTCGGTGGCGCCTTTTCGTTTCATATCGTGAGCGCTGAAGCGTTCTTTTTCGGTGATGATGGGCGGGTCTTCGTTCATGGCCCGATGCATGAGACGCTGGAATGCGCTATCAAAGGTGGATTTTTTAAGGGCATCGCCGCTGTTGTTGACGAAAAGGGGGCGCTGTTCTGGCTTGAGGGGGATGGCGTGCTTCTGGTCTTTCCAGATTTTGTCACGCCTGGCGATGATGGTGTCCCAGAGTTTACGCAGGCGCGGATTCCATTGTGCGATGTTGGTGCGGCTGCCTTTGAGTCGTTCGCAGATAACGCCAATGTCGTTCGCTCTGGCTTCTGTCATGGTGCAGACTTCTGTTCCGCGCAGCCGGCAGAGGTAGGCGAGTTCGAGCACCATCCAGATATAGTCGGGCGCTGAGCCTTTGGTTTTGGGTTTGAGTTGCCCGCAGGCTTTGGCGTAGTTGGTGATCTTGAGATAGACCTCATCACTGGGCAGCCGCTGCCGTTTGCGTTCTTTGGCTTTTTCCACACCTTCTGCAATGTTCTCGACGATGTAACCGCGGTTCTTTGCCCAACGGAACAGTCGGCGCGTGTAGGAAAGTGCCAGGTTTGCTGCACGCGGACCATTGCTGACAGCCAGTTTATCGACCAGTTTTTGCACGGTCACGCTGGTCCATTTATTAAGCGGTGTATCGCCAAGCGGTTTACCTGTCAGGCTGGGGAACTCGCACACAAGGCGGTGGGCATATTCATAGCCGATCTGCGTGTTGCTGGCCAGACTGGTGAATGCCGCTTCTTTCTGGAATTGTTTTGATACCCAGCGATAGTTGTTTCGCTCGATACCGTTGTGTTCTTCGATGAGTTTATGCAGTTCGCTGAGCGTGGCCAGTGGCCCCGCGATACGCTTGGTGCATTGGCGGCCTGCTTCGTTTTTGTAGGTGGTAAACCACCGCCCGGACCCGGAGTTGTCCCAGTAGCAGTTGTCGGGGATCTGTTCCTGATTAATGTGGGCAGGAATTTTGGGGTTGAACTTGCGTTTACGGCCGCGCTTTTCCATTACAAGATGTCTCCACTATCCTGCTGCTGGATAGTTACTATACCACCGGCTGCATTAACCAGCGCAAGCGTCGTCCAGCAGCCTCGACGGCTGGGGAAGTAGCGGATACCGCTTTTCTGCAGCACGCGCTCAACATCCCCCGGCCGTTCGTACTGGGTTAGATCTTGAAGGTCTTCAAAGGTGAGGACGTTCTGGTTGGTCATTGCTTATACGCTTCTTTTCCGAATCGTGGATATGGATTTTTTATCCATGATTTTTTTGCGAATTCTGGCAACTCATCCCACGTCTTTCGTGGTTTTCCATCAGGATACAGTGGCATGTTTTCAACGTCCTGCATGTAAGCCCTTTTTCCAGCCTCTTCATTTAGGTAGATAATTGCCATCACCTCATTCCTCACGAATCAAGCTGAACATGGCTTCCAGTTCTTCAAGCTTTTCTTTTGACAGCAAGTCGAAATCCAGCTGAAACGGTTTGCCTTCATACACGCCACTAATTGTGAAATAGTATTCGCGTTCGCCATCTTCTATCTGAGAAGCAAAATGCAGCGTCTGTTTCCCGCTGCTGTTGTTTGCCTCTATCTCGATGCTTAATTCTTTAAAATCATCACTCATCAGATCACCTCAACAAGTCGTTTTGATTCGGCGCAGGAGTTTGCAGGTGCGGTTGAGATTCCTGCCGTATTTGCCTCTGCGTGGTGATTGGTAGCTGTTCAGACGGTTGAATGTGCCGACAGGGTTTTGCATAGCCTGCATGCCTGTGGCACTAATCAGGGCGAGTGCTTGTGTGAGTTCTGCTTTTCCGATCATTCTGTTATCCTCCATCCGCTATTCCACTCAGGGCCTTGTCTGTAGTGCCAGAACTCTTCTGATTCGCATGAGCAGCCATCTTCGAATATGTATCTGCCGTCAGTTGGTCTCTGCTCCATCCATTCATCAGCCCCGAAAAGTGTGTGTTGAACCCTTGAGCCAGACTTCATGGCAAGTTCTGCTTCCATGCGGTTCATGACTTCACCGCCTTTGGCGTTTCAGAGTGGTGCTCAATGTAGGTATATATCCTGTTACGAGCCTTTGACTGGTCTGTTTTTGCTTGCATGACAAGTTCGTGATGAACTCGGTCTGAGTAGTGATCATCAGGAAAGTCGGTGACAGCCTCCAGGCTATTTAGCCTGGAGACTGAGTCGAAGTATTCAGTGTAAAGTTGGTCTAGATAATCGATATTGATACTCATGACTTCACCGCCTTTGGCTTTTCAGCCTGGATGCGGTCGTAGATTTCTTCACGGTGAACGGAGACGTCTTTTGGGGCGTCCACGCCGATTCTGACTTGGTTGCCTTTGACGCCGAGGACGTTGACTACTACGTCGTCGCCGATGATGAGTGATTCGCCGATGCGGCGGGTGAGTATTAACATGATTAACTTCTCCATGTGAGGGCGTCACATTCGCCCGTAAAAACTTTCCAGGCCAGCATGATTCTGGTTTTAATTCCGGTCATAGATAACGGTCTTGCAGGCACCCAATATTCACCAGCAACCGGGCAGGTTCGCTTTTCCTGGACATCCCAATTTTTTAATTGGGTTGCGCCGATAAGCATCGGGCCTTGATGCTTGAAAATTAACGATCTTCGCTTCATCCTTCTTCCTCCATTTCCGTGATTTCGTCCACTTGCTGGTGTTCGCAGCGGGGACAGTGTTTTATTGGTTCGTCGTCTGGTGCTTGCCTGGCGTCAAAGTCGTGGTGACAGGCTGTGCAGTGGTAGAGGCGGGTGGTCATGATGCTTCTCCGCGTCTGGTTTTGGCTTCGTCGTAGAGGCGACCGCCTTGGCACATTTCGGGCAGATTGGCTTTCACCAGGTGTTCTGCAAAGGGTGGCGGCACGGCATTTCCGCAGCGGGCCACTTGTTTGTGCTTGGGGTACTTCTTGCCGTTGAGGTCTACATCGATGATGTAGTCATCGGGGAAGCCTTGCGCTTTGAACAGTTCGTGCGGTTGCAGCATGCGCATGCCGATGTCGACTATCTGATAAGTTTCGCCTTTGACGGTGACCAGACCGAAGCGGTGCTTGGCGGTAATGGTTTGCAGGGGCTCATCCACTTTGTGGCCGATGTTGGTGCCGTAGTATTTGAGGATGAATGCCCGGACTTCACCGATATGCAGACCACCGGCTGTGATAGTGGGTACTGGTTCGTCTGTTTTGGTGCCGGTGTTGGTGCCGCGCAGTTTGATCAGGTTGCTGGTAACGAGCGCATTGTGATCGATGCCAGTGATGGTCGGTACCGGTTTGAATAGTGGCTGGCCAGCGCCGGTATAGCCACCGCCATAATGTTGTGCCAGGTGTGCTGTGACTAATTGTGACTTGCCGCCACCGCCCAAGGTGATCGTGCCCAGCGGCGACAGCGGGCTGTGACCAATGCTGTTACCGAACTGGCGGGCAATGACTGGTGCCACCATGGCAAAGTGTCCACCTTTGACTGCAGCGCATTGGGTGCGCAGCGGTTCATCAATCGGCATGTTGCGTTGATTGCTGGCGTTGGCGTGTTCGGTGATGAATGGTTGCACGACAGCGAAACCGGGTGATGCTGTGATGGTGCCAAGCGGTTGCTTGATGCCGTGGCCACGGAAGCAGTCATATACTGTTTTGGTGCTAGTGTGATTGCACTTCACAATGAACGGCTCAGGGTTATCAAGCACAAACTTCTGAATGCCACGGGCAATCCGGCGCATGGTGTTCTCAGCCAGTGGCCGCTTGCGGTCGAATATGGACGGGCAGGGGATTGACCAGTCAATGCACTCGGCGGCGGTTCTGTATGGCAGCAGCTTGCCGGCTTTGACTGGCAGGCTGTCGGGCGCGCCGTGTGTTGGTTTGGGCCATGTGATTGGCTGGCCATCACGGCGGGCAATCAGAAACAGGCGCTTGCGGATGGTGGGGGCACCATAATCACAGGCGCGGAGTTCTTTCCAGTCTACCTGGTAGCCTTGGCGCTTAAGTGCATTGATGAATGATTTGAAGGTGCGGCCTTTGCGTTTCTGGCAGGGCTTGTCACCGTTGAGCGGGCCCCATGTTTGGAACTCTTCCACGTTTTCGAGCATGATGACGCGGGGCTTGACGGTGGCAGCCCAGCGAACGGCAACCCATGCGAGGCCACGGATCTTCTTTTCTACCGGTTTGCCGCCTTTGGCCTTGCTGAAATGCTTGCAGTCAGGCGAGAGCCAGACCAGCGCCACGGCGCGGCCTTTCACTACGTCACGCGGGTTGATGTCCCAGACCGACTCGGCATAGTGCTCGGTGGTAGGGTGGTTGGTCTTGTGCATGGCAATGGCGTCGGGGTCGTGGTTGATGGCAATATCCACGCTGCGGCCCGTTGCCTGCTCGATACCGGTGCTGGCACCGCCGCCACCGGCGAAGTTGTCGACTATGATTTCCCTGAACAGATTGTTCACTGTTTTTCACTCCGTGTTGGTTCCAATTCAAATTCATACCCGCAGTCGTTGCAGGTGAGTCCGGGCATGTGGCCGGTGCATTTGGGGCATTGGTCCAGGCGGCGGGTGACGGTGCTGCCGTCGGGGATGCCTTTGAAAAAGTCTCTTTTGTGGTCAACCTGGATGATGTCGCGCTGGCGAATCTTGACCGGGTTGCCGTCTGTCCATGCCTGGCCTTTCGGGCAGTCGCGTTGCGGTGTTTGCATGACACGCGGGGCGCTGCAGTCGGGGTTGGTGCAGGTGGGGCAGTAGCCGATGTTCATTGTCTTAAGCGCCTTACTCTGAAAATTCGAGTTCAATTAGGTCGTCTTCAATAAACCATGTGTCTATCTCAACCAGCTCCAAGCCTGCCTCATTAAAAGACGGGAACCCTTCAATTCCGTTGCCTTTTGACCAGTCGAACTGATCTGTTAGCCAGGACTTGGTCTTGAAGTTATTGAAAGCGATCTCTTCAAAGCACTTCTGGCCGATCAGCTTTAATGCGGCATTGAAATGAGATCCCGCAAGCAGCTCCCTTGTATCCGAATCACTCCAAAACTGGTTAATCGTCCTTGCCATTTCGTCGGTGAATTTCGCCCTGTCTATGTTGAAAATCGCCTCCAACATAATCCGGCCTTCATCTAGTTTTAATGTGCATTGCATTGCCTTACTCCTTGTCATTTAAGCTGCGGTGGCAGTGATTGAACGCTGCCAGCCCGTTATTGGTTGCCCTGATGGACGTTTACCGCATTAGAGAACAACCTGAGCGTCAACGAACTTTTCACACAATCGCGTTGGTTTATAAAAAAAGCCCAGGTTGCTCTGTAATACGTGCCGGGATTAAGCGCCCGGCACGCTGTCGCTTAGCCTTTGAATGTTGGATACATGGTTATTCCCTCCGTGTTGGTTGAGTTTGCCTCTATTCATCAATCCAGCATCGCTGGCACTCTTTAACCCCAGTTAAGGGGCTGCTTGGGGTCCGGCCTACCGCTGCCAGTCGGTATCCGGCTCTCGTTTAAAAGCTCCAGCGTCCTGGACTGGCAGACGCCTCGGGTTGTTTGTTCTGGTTACGGTTCCAGAGACACCGCGTTGTGCGTGCCCGGTGGTGGTTCACTGACCGTTGCCTCGGCAGCGGCCGGCAGTTGCTGCAGAGTCTTAATCTAGGAGCGCTCTGCTGACTGCTGCGGCGTTATTTGCCCCACTGGCCGCGTTGGGTATTTGGTTGATCATGTAGCAAAGGCCTCTAGTTTGATTTTGGCTCTGGCGCCTTCTTCGCCGAATTGGGCGATGAGGTTTTTAACGTGGCGCCTTTCTTCTAGTTCAGGGTCGAAGGGTTCAACGTGAACTTCTGACGGTTTTTTCATGGGCGTCCTGGCCTGAACCAGTCCCAGCTTTTTACGGCGCTTGTAGTCGCGGGTGATGGCGTTTTTGCAGTTTTTGCATCGGGTGTCTATGCCGCTGCTGTGGCATTCTGAGCCGTGAAATTCGGTGATTGGCTTTTCTTCGTGGCAGAGGATGCAGGTTTGTGTGGCTGTCATTGCTGTGCCTCCATGCTTGGCAGCTGGCTTTCAACGGGCCGGTTGTTCCAGCAGTCGATGCTGGATTGCAGGGCGTTGATGGCGCTGGCGGGTGAGCTCATGAACCAGTATTGCGGTTGGGTTTGGATCTGGCAGCGCTGACACTGGGTGATAACGGCGTTGTCGTCGTGTTCTGGGTTTGGGTGTGTCCAGGGGACGATTTCAACGTGTTCGACAGAGCCGCAGTGGCCGCAGGCTTTGAGATTGGCTTGCTCGATGAGGCGCTGGCATTCGTCGACGATGTTTTGCAGGTCGAGGATGTTGTGCCGGTCGAGTTCGAGCTTTTTGTTTAGTGGGTAGATGGGGTGCATTATTGTGCTGCCTTTAAGCGGATGTATTGTTCGACGGTGGTGATGCGGTTGTAGCTGAGCAGCCGCTTTACTGCGCCCATAGGGGTGTTGGATTCTGTGTACCCCGCACCTGTGGTTGAGATGGCCACAAAAGATGGGCACCTGGCACCGTTATCACCAAAGTCGGTAATGTCGAAGGAAACGGTGTTATCTGCCTCTGGGAACATGGCACAGAGATAATCAAGTGCTTCACCCATTTGGGACATGGCTTGTTGGTGGTTCATGCGGCGCTCCTTTTTGCTAAGAGGTACCTTTCAACACCGGTTCTGCTCCGGATGTCGGCGCAGGATATGTTTCGTTTTTGGCAAAAGGCGATTAACTCTTGAGCGGATTCAAAGTGAACCGTCACCTCAAAACCATTGACTTCGATGTCTAAAACGCTTATTTCGCTTTGCCGCTCCAAGTGGTCCGTATAGGTCCTTGTCTTGGCGCGCATAATGAAAGGCTTACCTTTGGTGAATGCGGTAATGTCTACGCGACTCATGCTGCTTCTCCTTGTTGCAGGTCGTTTTTGATGTCGATCAGGGTTTCTGCCAGATCGGGGGATTGTTCTTTGAGTGCATCCGCCAGGTGTTCGAGGACGACGGTTTTGAACGCGATGTTTTGAAACCGGCCATTCAGGCAGCGACGCAGCTGGCCGACTTGTTTGATAACGGCTGAGTGTTTGTCCTGCTGGGCGTTGTTTTCAGCGCTGGGGCTGGGTTGCTTCGCTTCGCTCGCAATGACGGTGTGCGCCGGAACTGATTCAACAATTTTGCCCGGTGGCATTTTTGCCGGCACTTCGTCGCCGAGGGTGACGTGGGGTGCTTTGTTAGTTTTTTTGCCTGAGCTGGCGATGGTGGGCGCTGCAGCGTCTTGGGCGAGTTTGTTTTTGTTATTTTTGTTGTTAAAGCCGGGGTTGTGCGGCTTGTGTAGCAGGCTTTGGTCGTTGACTGGGTAGCGCTTGAGGCCTTTACCGGTGCCGAGGCCATAGATGTGCCTGCCAAGCTTTTTGAGGTGTTTGGTGGCTACCAGGTGGTCAAGCGTGGCTTTGAGTACAAGGATGCTGATGCTGTCGTCCACCATGTTGACGGCTGAGATAAGCGCGCCGCGGCTGAATTTGATGTCGGCGGTGTTTTGCTTGCCGTCGGTCCAGCCGTAGATGTGGGCCATGACGATTTCTGCTGTGCGTGGGTTGTGTTGTGACATATCAGGCTTCCGTTAGGTGTAGGTGGATGGGGTGGTCATGACTGAGCTTTTGCCGCAGCTTTTGGAGGGCGCGCCTTTCTATGTCTTGTATGGCGGTGTGTGAGCAGCCACAGATCTCGGCAATGACTCTGCTGGTGATGGGCACGCCGGGTTCACGGACGATGTCGATCACGGCAAGGCTCATGTCTATCTGCCGGGTTTTTTCCAGTTGTTGCTGGTAGCTCATGCAATAAGCCCTGAAAAGTGGTCACTGGCCCAGGCGGCGATTGCCAGGATGGCGATGATGACGCTGGCATCTACCATGGCGGGCAGACCTAAGCTGGCGTTCCGGCGAGAACGACAATAATGATCGTGCCGAGCCCACCCAGAAAACCGAGCGCGCCAGCGCCGAAAAATACGGCGCCCAGTGTGATTTGGTGCTTTTTTGGCGGGTTACCCCGGTATTCGATGGTGTTGTGTGCTTGCATGACTTTCTCCTATTTACCTGCGTTGGTTTTGATTTGGCGCAGGCGGTTTTTACGGATGTATTGGATCCGTGCTTTGCCGTTTTGTGTGGGGATAAGCACGCGCCAGAAGTTGATCGGCCAATATTGCTGCTGGCCTGCGTAGTGCAGTGGGTAAACTTCCTGGCCTGTGCTGATGAGGATGGTTTTCAAGCGACCTCCGATTCATCAAAAAGGCTCGCTGTACTACTTATGGCCTGGCGTTCCAGTTGTTCGATGTCACGGCCTTTCCATTTGTATGTTCTGCTGGTTGTGATGCCGTTAAAAGGTGCCTGCCATTGGTCGAACAACCCTTTGTCGTAAACGTGCTCCTGCAGACTCTTAATGATTGAGTTAACAAGTGCTGCAAATTCCGGCGCCCGGTTGCTAAACAAGCAGGATATCTTTGCCTCAGAGAGCGTTTGGGTTACGGACTTAGCGCTTTCACATTCGGCAACAACAGCGATATTGAAGCGCTCACCAGAGGAGATGATTGGCTCAAGGTATACAGCGTAAAACCTGCCGAGCATTATTTTCTGTTCCTCATTCGCTTTCATATCAGTCTCTATACCCCTAAAATCCGAGAAGCTGTGTTGATGTGCACTTGAAGAAGCGACACATTTTTTTCAGCGTCGTGGGGTAGGGCTGCTTTTTACCTGTCTCGTAGTGATTAATACTCACCCGTGAAATTGATATCGCTTCACCAAGTGCTTTTTGAGACAGGCCCAATGAGGCGCGCCTGTTTCTGAGGTTCAATGAAAAAGCTTTGTCGCTCATAACTACTCCATTTCAAAAACTCATCCGGCTTAACAACTTGGTTAATTGGTTTCTCCGCCGGGTGAGGCCGTTTTCGTTGACTGCGTGATAAAATGTACCTAAAGGTAATTAGCAAGTCAATACTCACGGGTATTATTTTTTAATAATATTGAAAAGTGGTCGTCTTACTGAGATATTTAAGGTCTTTAAAAGTGATGTTTGAGAGGGATCTTGAGTGGCGATTATTGATTGTGATGAGTGTGGGAACGAGGTGTCAGACAAGGCGGCGACTTGTCCGCATTGTGGTGCCAAGGTAAAAAAGAAGATGCGGCCCGTTGAGAAGTTTCTGGCGGCTACGCTATCTGTGCTGGTGTTTCTGGTGTTCTTTTCTGCGGGGAGTGAGGATGGAGCTGAAACCCAGAACACTGCGGAGAAGTCAGAGCCTGAACCTCAATGCACAACCAGGCAGTGCATTGCCGATGAATATATGGGCTACGCTGTCGGGCCATGTAAGCGGGAGGTTGAGCGCCGCGCTAAATATGGCGTTGAGTGGGATGATGGGTTCCTGGTGGTGACGCTCAGCGGTTATAAGTTTGATGAGAGCGGTAAGATCATCAGTTACTTCGGCGATAAGGTGCGGTTCCAGAACGGATTCGGTGCCTGGTCAAACATGGTTTATCAGTGTGATTTTGACACTGAAACAGAGTCTTTAATCGCCGTGGATGTGATGGCGGGGCGGCTGTAGTCAGCGGCATTCACGCTCAACATCACGCTGGCGGCTGGCGATGCGGTTTTCCCAGCGGTCGCGTTCTTGTTGGGTGTAGCCTTGCCGTTTAAGCGTTTGCCAGCGTTCCTGAACGTCGGTGAGTTGGTCTCTGTAGTATTGGCAGTGTTGTTGGTCTATTTCTTGAATCCGTCGGTCATAGTCTGCTTGTCTTTGCTGTTCTGAGCGTTGGATGTCTTCGAGTGCCTGGGCATAGGGGTCTTCGGGTTGTTGTGGGGTGGGTTGCCATTGCGTTGTAGGGGCGGATGGCATGTCGATGACTTCGGCCTTGCCCTGGCTTTGGCTGCAGGGTTGTTGCTGAAAGGCGGTGTTGCCGAGTTTGTCAGTGCATTTGTATATTTGGCCGGCATGGGCATAAATAGGCAGCAGGCTGATCAATATAAAAACGGTTTTCATATCAGTCTTCCTTTAATTCTCTGAGTTTAGATTCAAACTCTTTCCCTGTGATGATGGCTTTTCCGGTTGATTCGGCTTTATCCAGCTTTGATGGGCCTGGGTCGTCACCGGTGACAAGATAGTCGAGGTTCTTTGTTACGCTCGTGCGGACTTTTATTTTGCTTTCCTCAGCCATTGCCACTAATGCGGCCTTTTCAGAAGGTGTGAAGCCGGTGAAGCACACTTCCATGAGATAGTTTTGTTTCTTTGATGGCAGTGAGTAGACCATTTCCCATGCTTGCTGGTTGGTGAGGGCTTCGATCTCTTCCCGACTTAGTTCTGTTTTTGATTTGAGTATGTTGACGACTTTTCCTGTTGCCATGTTTGCTCCTTGCATTGTGTTTTGTATTAATGATGCTGGCCGATCATGTGTAATACATTTCGGGCAATCGCTTCTGATGAGCTTTCAACGTGTACTTCTATGTCAAAACGGTTTTTCAGTGGCCAGGCGGTGTTGTCGATTTCTTCATCAATGATGTCCAGCATTTCATCGGTGTATCCCGGGGTGCCTTCTTCTGGTCGCAAGATGAACAGGCTGCCGTGTGAGTTGCTGAGCAGTGAGCTGGCGGTGATGAGTGATGTCGATGCACCATTGAGGAAAAAACCCCGATGCACGTCAGAGACATAGTGCGCCGAGACGATGGAGCCATAGAGGCTCTTGGAGAAGTGGTCGCCGTATCTATCCAGAATAGGCAGGTCGAGTCGGTGGGTGATGCCCGATTTATCATCAAGCATCACGGCTTGCTGCTGAATGATTTTGTGATAGTTGTCGTTAGCGGCCATTTCAATTTGCTTGAATACTTCTCGCCTAAGCCGTTTGTTATCTACGGTAAGGGCTGGCTCTTTGAGTTGCAGCATTTTGTCACCATGGTGTGCAAAGGCGATGGGCACCATGGTATAGAACAGGTCGTTCAATATTTCATCAACGCTATTGCCTGCAGCTGGCCGCTTTTCGCCGATCAGTATATGGCTTGAGGGGCTTTCGATATTACCTGATTCTTTAAAGTGCTCAATGCTGAGGTGAATGAGGTCTTTGATGCTGGCCAGCCCATTTTTGCCATAAAGACATTTGAAGCCTTGCAGGTCTTCGACAATTTTAAAGTTGAGCTGGTCTTGGTGAGCCAGGCCTATACCGATGTTTAGTCTTTCATCAGTAGCCAGATCAGGAATGATGCTGATAGAAAACCATTCGCCCACGACGGCGGGGGCATCAAGATCAGGCGCACCAGAGAATAAGGTTTTAAACGTCATCTACAGAAGCCTGTTGTAACGCTGCCTTAGTAGTTGGTCGAGCTGATTGGAACGGGCAGCAAGGAATTGGGTAAACGCTGCTTTTTCTTCTTTTTCAAGCAGTTTAGTTGTCCAATAGTTTATCTCATCTTTAATTTGCGAGAAAGCGCTGCTGATCGCCGGGGAATGAGAGAGCATGAGGCTGACGTTTTTGTTTTTAGGCTGATGGTTCCAGACAATTCGCGAGAGTTTATTTTCATACAGCGCAGCGTGGTCGAGTGACTGGGTGGTCCAGTGCGGGTGGGTGACCGTGGAGGCGATTCTGTCTGTGTCGATGATGGCATATTGGTCTTTGCCCGTTTTGAGCAGGTTGTTGAGGTGCCTGTCTGTATTGGAGACGCTTTCATCCATGCACACTGTGGGGGTGATGTGTTCCCACCTGTCAACGCTGGCAATGAGGCTGGGGATTTGGGCGTCAGGCAGGCGGAACGCTGCGGCTCTGGCGTCCATTCTTTTTGTGCAGAATGCGGGGTAGAAGTCGATGCCGTTTAGCCATTTGGGTTTATTGGCGAGCTTCCATGTCGGGATCTCTGCGACAAAGGCTATTTCAGGCTGCGGTATGCCTATGGCATGGGCAAACAGATAGCCGGTTATTTCGTTAATTAACCCCCGGTTGGCACCGTTCTCGTAGGGGAACATTTTTGCATAGGCTTCGCATTTGCCGTGGTCAGGGTGATTGAACCTGGCAATATGGACGGCATTGAGGTGCTTGTCTTCTTTGCTGGCCCAGTTGATAAAGCCTGAGTAACTGTTTCTGCCGATCAGGCTAACTATCTGGCTCATTAAACTCGTCCATAAGTTTCTTGTAGTCGTTATTACTTGTTTCCGGGATAACCGCGTCCATCATTTGTGTCAGGGCGCTAATAAGTTGAGGGCTGCTGGTGTGATTTGCTTCGGCAGCGATGATGCGGGCGATTAGCTTTTTTGCAGCTGGTGAACAACTCTGATAATAAGGTATTGAGGTTGCTTCAGTATTGTATGCGTTGCTATCGGAAGGTTCTTTTACTTCGTGTAAAAGCGATAGCTTAGCGCTACCTGTTCGTCTCTCTATCTGGGTCAGCTCTCTCTTACGCCACCCTGGGTAAGCTTTATCTAGTTCTTCAACAATTTTGTCACTTATGTTTTTTCTACCGGCCTTGCCTTTTTCATAAGCACACCGAGACAGGTATGAAGCATCAATACCTGTTCTATCAGACATCTTTCTGTATGCACCTACCCCAATGCTCTCCCTGAGATCAATCAGGTCTAGGCGGCGCATTTCATAAATATTCATGGCTTGATAGTAAGAAATCATTACTTTTAGGTAAATGTCCTTTAGGTATTGACTAGAGATATACCTATGGGTAGTATTTCTGCATGGATAAATTAATTGGATACCTTAAGACTGAGTATTTAAGCGATAAAGAGCGCGAAGCTTTTTGTGCTCGGTGCGGCACGTCCTGGGGATACATTAAGAAAATAAGGTATAGCCGCCAGCCTCTTAGAGAGTCGGTGTGCATTAATTTTGAACGGGAAACTGCCGGGTTTGTCAGGTGTGAGGATTTGCGCCCTGATGTCGATTGGGCGTATATCCGCGGCACTGAGGCGGTGGTGGCATGAGTCATTTCTGTCCCCTTATTACGATATCCGCTTTCATTTGTGCGCTTTGCAGCGCTGTTCTGCGGGGTGGTCGCTGATGTTGCAGGTCAATACTCAGCAGATAGCCCGCTTGCCTCAATATTTGTTGCCGGTACCTGGCAACCAACGATTTCTCTCGTGCAACGGAGTTTTTCAGCTTCATGTTGCGTTCTTGGGTCTGCATTTTTGGGCCCTTGTTTTTTATTCCTATGGTGAGATTTTCTCTCGCCAGTTATCTGCGTACATCCCAGAAAACTGTGATTTTTCAGGAGGGCTCAATGGCATACAAAGTTGAGATTGATGCAGAGAAGTCACCTTTTTCGCGTCGTGTTAATGAGGTTTTGTCTCTGATTATGGAGGGTCGCAACCGTGAGGCGGTGGCTCTGGCGCTGCATATCGGCATTAACACGGTGAACACGCATATGCAGGCGGCTTTCAATGTGGCTGGCGTGGATAACCTGGCGTCGCTGATGACTTATCTCTATGCAGAGGGGATCGCCAAGGCTAAGAAAACGCTGGTTTTGTGCTTGATGGTGTCTGGTGTCGGCAATGCCCTGATTCCTGACAAGGCCTATGCAGAGAGTGACGCTAAGCCTCCAGTAGAGGTGCCTGAGAAACGGCCAATGATTCGCGGCCGTCATGGGTTAAGGGTTCGCATTAACCGTAGTGGTCGCCCATGGGGGAGAAAGCAGATCCAATTATGGCTTGATTGTTTTGGTGATTTTTAAGCGGGAGGCAGCTTGAGTCAGGAGTTTAACGGGCGGGCGCCTTTTGTTTGGTTGCTGTCAGGCTTTGTTTTTACTTTTCTTGCCGGCATCTGCGCCTTGATGGTGGTGGTGTCTTCGGTTGTTTGGATATTTGGGCTGCCAGTGAGGCTGCTGAATGTATTGGGAGGTGAACGATGAGCGTGGCGTCGACTCAACCAGAGCGTAGCGGACCCGCAATTGGCAAGCGGGTAAAAGCTGAGCCAGAGCTGGTTATTTTGAGAGGTCTGCCAGGTAGCGGCAAAAGTACCAAGGCTAAAAAGGAGTTTCCGAGTCATTTGCATTATGAGCCAGATCATCTCTTGTGTGATACACGCGGCTCTTATCGCTTTGACCTTCAAATATTTCAAGAGGCTCAGAAAATGGTTGAGCACTTGGCTGACTTTGCTTTGGCTCGTGGAGAGGATGTGGTTGTCAGTGATGTTTTCCCGCTCTTATCCGACCTTGAGCCCTACAGAAAGTTGGCGTCAACGCATCGGGCACTGATCAGGGTTATCGATGTCGCCGGTAACTTTGAAAACAGTCATAACGTGCCTCTCTTCGTTTTGAAACGGATGAAAAGCACATTCGAGCCTTATTCAGATAACGAGCTTGTAGACAGCTTTTTGCCGGAAGCTCTTAAGAGGCAGGCTGACTAATGTCTCGGAATATGGGTCGAACGACGAATACTGACACCAACACAAGGTTTGATGTTGGCTACCAGGAGTCACCTGGCTTACCTGTGCGAACGGTGTGTCCGTGGTGCAAACAGAAGAAGCATTCTAGTCAGCCACATCCTAAGTGTTCGAGGAAGCTGCAGCGGGCGCGTCGGCGTGGGGTGGAGATATGAAAGCTGAAAACCGCATTCTAAAGCTTGCCAGTATTGCGCTTGCTGTTTCCGGATGCATGAGTGTGATAGCGGGTGAAAACGAAACAGGTTTCCAGCAGCTTAACTTGGCTGCTTTAGCTGGCATCTGGGCTGAAATAGGCAGCAAAGATGGTTAGCCGAGTTTCATTCAATGAGGATGAACTGGAGGCGCTTTGGGGTCTGCCCTGGCTGCCCCAGCTTGTTTATATGCGCGTCATAAGGCCGAACATGGATTATGGCACTGGTGTCGTCGGTATTCGCACCAGTAGAACTAAGAGAATCAGTTACCAGGTGATTCGTGAGCAGGTCGAGGTACATGAGAAACAGGGCCGCAATGGCTCCCAACAACCTTCCATGTCGGCGCTTAGGCATGCTGTTAGCACGCTGATAAATGTCGGGCTGATTGCTCGGGTGACTGGTCATGGTGACCGTTCTGCTTGCCTCGTTTTTCGGTGTCTTTTGGCTGATGTGGATAGGTCTGTCCGAAATAAGTACGACAGAGGTACGACAGGAAGCACGACAGAGGCGCAGCAGGAAGCGCGACAGGAAGTGCGGCAGGGCAGCAATCCGGACGAATCAAGCGTTTATGCGGGTTCACAGCCGGAGCAGCAGGGAAGAACAGCACCACCTACGACACACCAATCCGGAGAGGTGCGACAGACCAAAACGGAGAAGTGCGACATACCACCGGATCCCGATCTTAATACAGATACTACCCCGCGCCCGCCGGCGCGCGAGGCGTTGTTGATTCCAGAGGATTTCCGCATTGATGAGACGGTGCGCACCCGGTTGGTGATGGCGGGCGTCCGCTTGGAGGTGGCTGAGTTCTTTCTGGAGGAGTTCAGGGCAGCCAATGAGTCGAGTGGTTATGTGTCGATGAGCTGGGCAGCTGAGTTAGTGAAATATTGCAAACGATGGGAGTGGCGCTATGACAAAGAGCGAGGCAACAACGATGCGGCCAGTGGGGGCGATTCTCAGCAGCAAGGGAGAAGCAAAGCCAGCCGCGCTCACCAGCGGGACAAGCGCCTCTATGAGGCAGCCGTTGCAGAGGAGCAGGGTGCTGAGGATTTTCGCGAGGCTGAGAGTCCGCTACGGCCACAAGTGGTTGTCACTCACCGATGATGATGAGGTTTACCAGATGATGATTGCTGATTGGCAGGAGCAGTTAGCAGGTATGACTGATGAGCAGATTATGGTCGGGCTGGGTAATTTGCCGAAGTCCTGGCCACCCACGGTGGATGAGTTCCGGGTGCTATGCACTGGCGGGGATGTCAGCAAGGGGTTGAGCCATAACACGGCGGCTTATATTCCGTTCATTCCTGAGCGGGCAAGGAAAGGCATTGAGAAGAAAGCGGATAAGCAAAAGGCACATTCAGCACTGGGTAAAGCAAAGGCGATGCTGTCTGGTCAGGTGAGTGTCAGGGAGCATCAGCGACAGCTTGATGATGCAAACCGCATTTTGTTCGGAGGTGATCAGGATGGCTAATTCAGGGCATGAGCAGTTGTTGAATATGGCCGGTGAGGGGCGCGGAAAGGTGGATAAAACTATCAAGGCGCCGAGAGGTTACGGGCCGGTTGATTATGTGTTCTATCGCTTCCTGGAAAGGTGGAAGGATGAGTGGCGCCGCCGAATGGTGAGCCAGGCAGGGTGTGAGGCTATCGCGCATGAGTGGCAGAACTCGCTATCTCGGTTTAGCGAACGGGATATACGGGAGGCGGTGCAGGTTTGTTTGGGTAATTCATTGCCACCGTCTTTGGCCAGCTTTGTCGATGTGGTGGAGCAGGCGGTGGAGAACCGTAAGCCAGTGAGGCGAGATAAGTCTCATGGCAAGCAGCAGCTGGCGCTGATAAGGCAGCAGTTATCAGGTAAAGAGACGGAGGTTAAGCACTGATGTATGGTCACCCGGCTGATAAGGAGTTTGCTAACCAGGCGCTGGCATTGTGGGGAAGGCGTCAGCGTTATGGTGGGCCAAAGGCTTATCCGAGAGAGGCGAACTTTGTGCCAAAGGCAAAAGGGATCCCCGTCGATTGGCATGATGATATTACTGAAACGGTCGGGTTCGTTGTGACTAATTGCCTGGATGATGAAGAGCGACAGATTGTGAAGATGTATTACGAGCCTTATCCGGATAGTGAGCGTAAGAATGAGCCGGTGGCCTGCAACCGGAGCTTTGTGTTGCGTCGCTGCAGGGAGCAGGGGATTAGTATGAACAGGCATCGGTTTGATAGCTGCATCGATAGCGCAATTGGGCGTGTGGCGATGGCCTTGGCTTATCCTCAGATAGTTACTGAGGGCGCATAGATTGGGAAAATAGAAAAAATGTTTTGCAATTTGCGCAAATCGATCGTAAGGTTAGCCCCATAGTGCCGATTGGTGACTAAAGAACAAAGCAAAGCCCCGATGATTCTCTGAGTCGTCGGGGCTTTTTTATTGCGTTCCGTTCAGCCGGGTGTGCTGATGATTGATTGATGGTAGGGCCATGGAAGTCATTGACCGAATACCAACGTGGTTTTGGGTTGTGGCTTTTACTGTCGGTCCCTTCATCGGTGCGGTTGTTTGGTGGCTGGTTTTGCAGATACAAGATATCAGGTTAAAGCATGTCACTAATGAGCGGCATGATAAGGATATCGATATATTGCACAGGGCCAATCAGTCATTAACGAAGAATCTGCGCGGAGAAATCCGGCACGCGAATGACCGCATTGATAAAAAACAAGACAGGGTCTGATATGCATGTCCTTATCGTTGATGATGAGACAACATCACGCACAATGCTGTGCCAGGCTGTTCAGTTGATGGGGTTCACCAGGGATTGTATTGATAACCCACTCGCAGCGCTTCCGCTGCTTGAGAAAGCAGATCTAGTTCTCATGGATTGGGAGCTTCCGGGAATGACCGGAATTGATTTCATTAAGGCTGCCAGAGCAAACGATTTCAAAGCGCCGATCATCATGGTCACCGTCAAAGATGAGTATGAAGATATTCATGAGGCAATGAAGGCTGGTGCAAATGATTTGATATGGAAGCCATTCAGTATCAAGCAAATCATGTACAGGGTTGAAGAGATCATAAAAGGCAGACCCAACTTATTATCCTGATTAACCTGGTTTAAATGTAATGGCTTCTGAACTCAGCAAAGACATCAGTAAGCTTACGAAAAACCTTTCTGATCTCGAAAGGAAACAGATTCCGTTTGCTACCTCCCTGGCGCTAAACCAAGTCGCTCAGGATGCTCAGCGTCGGGCCCAGAGAAGATTGCGGATTGATCTGGATAGACCAACGCCATTCACTATCCGTGGTATTGGGGTATCCAGAAGCTCTAAAAGAAAATTACAGTCAGCGGTATTCATCAAGGATATCCAGGCAGACTACCTGAAATATGCAATTTTTGGCGGAACAAGAAGGCCTGCGAACAGGGCTATCACAGTTCCCGTCAAAGCCAGACTGAACAAGTTTGGCAACATCCCAAGAAAAAAGATTCAGTCTTTGCTCACTCGCAGCGATGTGTTCGTTGTCAGTAATAGCGAGAAGGCCGGCATCTATCAACGAATGAAGTCAGGAAAGTTGAAGATGCTGATAGCCTTCGAGTCAACCGCAGTGTACAAGCGCCGGTATGACTTCAAAGACATTGTTGTGATTGAAGCAAACAAGAGAATAACTCCCGCCATGAGGCAGGCGCTCAAGAAAGCACTGTCAACGATGAAAAAGTAACGGGTCCTTTTCCAGGGTTCCTACATCGGGGGTTATTCGCACCCCGATATTTTTGAGTTTTTGTGGCCTCTTGGGTCTCAACTACATGGTTAGTTGATAGCTGTTAGGCGTTGGTATTACTGGTTTTACAAGGTGGTCTCAAATAATCGATTGAGAAAATGATCTTATGACTGCGGAAGTGCTAACTCAGAGTGATTACAGCAACTGGTCACTCAACCAGCTTTCGCGCGCCTTCGGTATTGCCCGTGAGACTGTGGCGAAGCGGTTGGCGGATTCAAATGTTAAGCCGTCTGGCAGCCGTCGTGGTCATGCCGTTTACTCTGTGAAAGATGCCGCGACTGCGATTTTACTGCCGCAGTCGACATCAACAGGCATGGTTGATAACCCAGACATGCTGGCGCCATCCGATCGTCGACACTGGTTTGCTTCTGAAAACGACAGGATCAAGCTTGAGAAAGAGATGGGGATGCTGGTCAGTGTCGAGGACTGCCGGCAGCAAATCGTTGAAGTTATTTCGGTAGCTCTGCCTGTTCTGGATGGCCTGGCTGACGAGCTTGAAAGAGATTTTGATTTGTCTCCGACCATTGTTGGGGCAATTGAAGAACGTATCGATGCGGTCAGACACAAGTGGGCTGACAAACTAGAGGAAGTGGAATAGTGGGATTAGCACTTGCTCAAGAGGTTCGCCGGGAAGTGGCCAGAATGGTCAGACCCCGTGAGCGGATGAAAGTCAGTGAAGCGTCTGAACGGTACGTGAAAGTCAGAACAGCCAGCGGCGGTATCGACAACTGGAACCCGGCACTGACCCCATACATGATTGAGCCGATGAACCTGCTCAACAGCCGTGAATATGATGCGGTTGTTTTTGTCGGACCAGCACAGAGCGGTAAAACACAAAGCCTCATCACTGGCTTTATGTCTTACATCGTGAAGTGTGAACCGTCTGACTTCATGATCTTGCAGACGACAAAAGGCACAGCCCGCGACTTTGACACACAGGTTATCAAGCGTGCATTCAGAGACAGCCCGGAACTGAAAGCAGAAATAGCGCCTGGCAGCAAAAGTGATAACACCTTCGACAAGGTGTTCAAGTCCGGCGCCATCCTTTTTCAGCGCTGGCCATCAATTAACGAGCTGTCAGGTAAGCCGCTCAAGTTCATGCTGATCACCGACTATGATCGGATGACACAGAACATTGATGGTGAGGGGTCACCCTTCTCACTGTCACAAAAGCGGACAACAAAATTTCTGAGCCGTGGTATGACAGTGGTTGATACCTCGCCGGGTTTCGTTGTTTCGGATCCCGCATGGCGTCCGCCGGCTGGCCGTGAACATGCTGCACCGCCATGCTCTGGCGCTTTGTCCATCTTCAATATGGGCACCATGCACCGTTATTACGTTAAGTGCCCGGAATGCGGCGAATGGTTCATGCCGCCTTCTGATGAAAAGGGGCTGGATTTCAGCTTCACCAAGGATATGTTCGGAGCGACCATCACCGAGATGACCCGCCCGGTATCCTATATCTGCACAAAGAACGGTTGCCTGATCGACATTTCACATAAACGGGCAATGAATGAAACAGCCAAGTGGGTACCGCAAGGCTGCACTATCGAGAATGACCAGGTTGTAGGTCAGCACAGAAAAACCCGTGTCGCCTCATTCTGGTTTCCGGGGATCTTCGCCGCCTACTCAAACCCAGAGATGCTGGCGCAGAAGTTTCTGGAGGGGATGCGCGAATACGACATCACCGGCGAAGAGGAAAACCTCAAGGCCTGTATCAATGTTGATTTCGGGGCACCGTACATATCGCGCAACAGCATCTCCGACATCAGCGCCGAGGACTACAAACGACGCTCAGAGGACTTGCCAGAGCGGCAAATCCCAGAGGGCTGCAGATTCATTATCCCCGCTATCGACGTTCAGGCTCGCGGCTTTGTTGTACAAGTCACCGGTTACGGCCTGAATAAAGAGCGCTGGATTATTGACCGCTATGAAATCCGTATTTCAAAACGGAAAGAGCGGGGCGAGCCGGTCCCATGTAGCCCTCACGGCTTTTTGGAAGACTGGGATCTAATCACTGAAAAAGTGCTTAACACCACCTATCCGCTATCTGATGGCTCAGGCCGGGTGATGAGTCCGGTAAAAACCGGCTGTGACTCTGCGGGTAAGGAAGGTGTGACAGAGCACGCCTATGACTACTGGCGAAAGCTGAGAAAGAACAGGCGTATCAAAGAATTCATGTTGCTGAAAGGTGAGCGGCCAAAACCAGAGGCCCACAAGCCCAGCATCAAGAAAAGCTTTCCGGAAAACACTGAAAAAAGCCGTCGACGGGCCAATGCAAAAGGTGAGATTCCAGTGTGGATCCTCAATACCACGCTGCTTAAAGACGCCGTCAGCAATGACTTGTCCAGGGACAGGCCCGGCAACGGTTTTATTCACTTTCCAAACTGGCTGTCAGACAGCTTCTACGATGAGCTGACAGCAGAGGTTAGAACGGAGTCAGGCTGGGAAAACCCTGCACGCCGTCCTAACGAATCATTTGACCTTATCTGCTACAGCGATGCCTGCCTGAAAGCCAAGCTGCAGGAAGAAAAACTCACCCACATTGACTGGGATAACCCGCCAATCTGGGCAAAAGAGTGGGACGACAACACGCAAGTCTTCCAGCAAGGCGAAAAGCCGGTACCGGAAAAAAGCAAACCAAAACCTGTTCAGCAAAATTTAATCGACGATGGTGAAGACTGGATATGAGTACAGCAACTGAAATGAGGGCGCTCTACATTGAGGCCGAAAAAGCCGTGCTGAAAGGCAAGTCAATCAGCGTCAATGGCCGCACCATGACTCACGAAAACCTGCAGGAAATCCGAGCCGGTTATCGGTATTGGGATCAGAAAGTACAGAATGAATCGGCCGGATCAGGTCGTGGCTCATCACTCTACAGCGTGGCGGACTTTACCTGATGCATCCCGTTGATCGCATTATCGGCTTGTTCTCGCCTTCTGCCGCATTCAATCGCATGCGCACAAGAAAAGCGATGGCAGCCTACGAGGCGGCTAACCCGTCACGTCTGCGTAAAGACAGACCAGACAACCGCAGTGGTGATGCGCTGACAGCTAAAGCCGGTAGCCGCATTCGCGGGTATGCGCGCGTCCAGGAGCAAAACTATGACCTGGCTGAAAGTGTGCTGGCCACACTGGTCGATCATGTCATTGGGCCGGACGGTATCAGCCTTGAGCCCACGCCCAAAAACAAAGACGGTAAAATCAATAAAGACTTTGCCAGGCAGATCACCAAGCTTCGCCGGGACTGGCAGCGCAAACCCGAAGTCACCGGTGAGCTAAGCGATCCGGAAGTTGAGCGCCTGGCATTTCGCACCGTCTGCCGGGATGGTGAATACCTGGTTCAACACATCGAAGGCCTCCGTGGTGATCTGGACCATGGCACCAAGGTTCCCTATTCAATAGAGCTGATTGAAGCGGATCTTCTGCCATTCAGCAAAGATGGCAAAAACGGCATCAACCGTGTCACCCAGGGTGTTGAGCGCAATGCCTGGGGCAGACCGCTTGCCTATCATCTGCATAAAGAACACCCCGGCGACATTAATTACATTGGTCTCTCGCTGAATACCAAGCGCGTACCAGCAGACCGTATTGAACACGTCAAACTCACCAAGCGTTTCAAGCAGGCGCGCGGTGTTTCAATCTTTGCCCCCATGCTGCGCCGCATTGAAGATCTCAAAGACTATGAAGAATCAGAGCGCGTAGCCGCGAGGATTGCTGCCGCCATGTGTGCCTATATCCGCAAAGGCACGCCAGATGACTATGAGTCACCTACTCCTGGCAGTAACGATCGCAGCTTCAAAGTAAAACCGGGCATGATCTTTGACCGTCTGGAACCGGGTGAAGACATCGGCACAGTCGATAGCAACCGGCCATCATCACTGCTGGAAGGCTTTCGTGACTCCATGGTTCGCACCATCGCCGGTGCAGCCCGCACCACCTTCTCCAGCACTGCCCGTAAATATGAAGGCAGCTACTCCAGCCAGCGGCAGGAGCTTGTCGAGGGCTACACCAGCTACAAGGCCCTGACCAAGTTCTTCGCCATGCGCCACACCTATCCGGTGTATATGCGCTGGCTCAATATGGCGATTCTGTCAGGTCAGCTCAGGCTGCCAGCAGATCTGGACAGGGACACCCTGTTTGATGCTGAGTGCCGTGGCCCGGCCATGCCATGGATTGACCCGGAGAAAGAAGAGAAAGCACTGGATCGGGGCGAACGTGCAGGCCGTCGTAGTACACAGCAGTCAATCAGACAGCGCGGCGGTAACCCGGATGAAGTCATGGATGAGATTGAAAGCTGGCGGCAGGAGGCTGACAGTCGGCAATTGGTGTTCACCACTGATCCGAAATACGATAAAAACGTTCCGGAATTGATTTTTGAGGATTTGGGTGATGAATAAACAGGAATTTTTGGAGCAGCTCTTCAAGCTTCTTGAGGAAAATAACGCAGCCATCTACTACACAACTGATGATGATGGAATTCATATTTCAAAGGATGGTGAAGACGTTTTTGTTGGATACATACCGCAGTCAGCAAACTAACAATAAACAAGATTAATTATTTATAAACCCGCCCTGAGCAATCACGGCGGGTTTTTTATTGGGAGGCACCATGCCAAAACAAAACCGCTTTCAAGTGCAGGCGCTGGCTGACGGTCAGGCCACGATCTATATCTACGGCGATATCGGCTATGACTTCTGGGCAGAAGAGAGTAACGACGCCAAGTCATTCATCGAGAAGTTGAATTCAATGGATGCTGACGAGATTACTGTCCGCATCAATAGTGTAGGTGGCTCAGTGGCTGACGCCACCGCCATTTTCAATGCCTTGAGACGTCACCCGGCCCGGATCATTACTACTAATGACGGCGTGGCGATGTCAGCAGCGTCACTCATTTTCATGGCTGGTGATGAGCGCCAGGCTGCGGCCAACTCCCTGTTAATGATTCATGCACCCATTTCTGGAATCTGGGGCAACGCCGAAGATATGCGCACAGCCGCAGAAATGCTTGATAAATATGCCGAGGCGATGGTGTCGTCATACGCCCGTTCCGGCATGAACGAATCAGACGTCGACTCACTGTTGAAAGACGGTGAAGACCACTTTTACACAGCGGATGAAGCACTTTCGGATGGTTTTGCCACCGAGGTGACAGAAGCTGTGGAAATCGCCGCATCCGGTATCAAACTGGATCGGTTTCAACCTCCAGCGGCGTGGGTCGCTGCTAATCATCTCAAACCTGAGGAAACTACTATGCCTAAACAGCACCAAGAGCCAGCGACCACGACTCAAGCGGCCGCTGAACCTGTTCAAGAACCTGTGCAAGCTGCAGCGCAGCCAGTGCAGGAGCCAAGCCAACAACCAGCGCAACCTGCTGCCCAATCAAAAGAGCAGGTCCTTGCTGCTGAAAAAGACCGCCGTGAGCGGGTGCGTAAAGTCTTTGAGCCGTTCGCCAGCCGTGATGGTGTGCAAGCGGTGCTCGATACCGCCCTGGATGATCCCCAAATGTCAGTGCAAGCAGCGCAGGATAAGTTGCTCAAGCATCTGGGTAGCAATGCTGAGCCGCTGGCTGGTGATCCGCGTATCAGTGTTGAGGCGACACAGGGTGAAAAATTTGTTGAAGCAGCAACTAATGCCGTTTTAATGCGGACAGGCGTTGTTAAACATGAAAGCGGAAACGAGTTCCGTGGCATGACCATGATGGATATGGCGCGTGCTTCTCTGGATATTTCGGGTGTTAACCATCGTGGGATGGATAAACTCGAAGTGGTTGGCGCGGCCATGACTCACTCAACCAGTGATTTTCCTAACCTGTTGGAAGACATCATGCATAAAGTCTTGCTGACAGCCTATCGCCGCCGCGAGTTTACCTGGCGCCGTTTCTGCAAGACTGGCAACTTAAGCGACTTCCGCCCTCATGGCCGGTATCGTGTTGGCTCATTCGGTAATCTGGACAGCAAGACCGAAAACAACGAGTTCAAACACAAAACACTGTCTGATGCATTGAAAGAAAGTATTCAGTTGGCGACTAAAGGTAATCTGATCACCATCAGCCGTGAAATGATTATCAATGATGACATGGGCGCCTTGGTTGAGCTAACCCAGCAAATGGCTTATGCGGCTGGCCGTACTATTGAGTCAGCTGTTTATGCTTATTTGGCAACAAACCCAACCATGTCGGATGGCAAGGCACTGTTCCATGCTGACCACGGCAACCTGGCAAGTTCAGGTGCATCAGTGACATCTGCGCTGATCACTGCCGGTAAAAACGCCATGGCATCTCAGCAAGACCATGATGGTAACGACTATCTGGACATCATTCCATCAGTGTTTGTGGGTAATGTGGGCAATGCGGATGAAGCAACCCGCATCAACGAAATGCGTTATGACGATGAAGCTCAGAAGCGCCAGGAAAAACCGAACACCAATCGTGGCTTGTTCAATGATGTTGTTGGTAGTCCTCGGGTTGCTGCTCCCTGGTACATGTTTGCAGATCCAATGGATGCACCAGTACTGGAAGTCGGCTTCCTCGACGGTAACGAAGATCCTTACCTGGAAGTTAAAGATAACTTCACTCAAGACGGTGCCACTTACAAAGTACGTAGTGACTTTGCAGTCGGCGCTGTTGGCTGGGAAGGCGCATTCAAGAATCCAGGCGAGTAACACTAACCTGAACTGAAACAAGGCCGCCACTGGGCGGCCTTTTTTATTGATTAAAGAGGAAACTTCCATGGCTAAAAACTTCGTACAAAACGGTGATGTGCTGGACTGGACCAATGGCACAGGCTCAGATGTCAGTTCTGGTGACCCAGTCGTTATGGGCTCTGCCGGTGATGCCACTATCGGCGTGGCGCTGGTCGATATTGCTGACGGTGCTTCAGGCGCTGTTCAAATTGATAACGGTGTGTTCACGCTGCCCAAGGTCACAGCGGCCGTATTCAAGCAAGGTGAGTCCCTGATGTGGGATGTCTCAACCAGCAAGTTTGATGACAACCAGGCCACACCGGCAACCGGTGATGTGACTGGTGCGGTAGTTGCCGCCGCCGATGGTGAAAACGGCGATACAACCTGTCAGGTTCGTCTGACCGGTACCGCCGGCACCATCAACTAACGCTGAATGGTGACAACTGTTAAGCCCGGCCTGTCCGGGCTTAATTTTATTCAATGGGCTGAATGATTATGGCATTTGATACAAGCGCGCTGGATGAAGCCTGTCTGACTATTGGCGATGCGTTTAATAACGGCGCTTTTACGATGGTGCCGACATTTGCTGATGAAGTGTCCAACACGGATTACGGTGAAGTTCAGTTGGGTGAGCGTCTTACTGCGCAAACTACGCATACCGTAATCGCAGACAACAGCATACGGCGAGGTGATGTGATTACCCATGACCGTACCGGCAACGAGTTTGAGGTGCTGGGGTTTCTTGCTGATGACGTGAACTGGGTGACCGTTGAGCTGGAGCGTGCTTCATGAAGGTGATTCCCGTTATTAATCGGATAAAAGCCGAATGCCCCTCTTTCGATAGCCGTGTTGAGCCAGCCCAGTCGCTTGAAGCGTTGCCGGATGATGAGGTTAAAAACAGCTTGCCCATGGCGTTTGTTTACTCGGCTGATGAAGACTCGCCGGGCAATGAAGTGTTCGGTGATGAAGCCAGGATTAACCAGCGGTTTGGGGTGATTATTGTTTGCCGGAACATCGATCTCGATGCAGGCTCAGAACCCCTGGAAGATTTGAGGCAGGAGGTCAGAGCCGCACTGGCCGGTTATCAGCCCACCGCTTTCAATAAGCCAGTGACCTGGGTTAATGGCAGAGTTATCACCACAAGCAAACGCATGGTGTGGTGGGCGGACACGTTTGAAACCGCCGTTTACGAATAACCTGAAAAGCAATTAACGATAACAATCACCGCCACGCCGGCGGTTTTTTTATGTCTGGAGGAAAGACAAATGGCAGATCAATCCTTTATCGGTGCAGTGACTATCAGCTTGGGTGATGGCGGTGATCCAACAGAAAACTTCGTGGCCCTTAAAAAGGTGAACTCCTTTGCCGGTCTCGGCAAAACCAATCCGCTGGTAGAAGATTCGTCTTTTGATTCAACAGGTGCGCGTGAATATATCGCGGGTCTGGCTGATGGCAAAGAAATCACCATGAATCAGAGCTTTTTGCCTGATAACACAGAGCAGAAGCAGCTGCTGGCAGCTGTCGATAATCGCACCAACGTGAACTTTGAGGTTGAGGTTGATAATGGCGTTAATGACATTATCAAATTTGCCTTTGCTGTCGTTCCGCTGGAGTGGGATTTTGCACCCAGCTGGGAAGATAAAAACAACGTGGCGTTTACCCTGAAAATCAGCGGTGACATCACTCGTACCGTCACAGCACAGCCTTAATCGTTATGGATAAAAGTCAATTTTTGAAAGCCCACGGGCTTAAGTCAAAAACAGTCAAAATCGGTGATGATGAACTGGTCATCAATGAGTTAAACCTGGCGCAGCGTGAGCGCTTAACACCGGTGATCAGAAAGTCTCCGGCTGAGGCGCAATACCTGGTTGTGTGTATGGGGTGTGACTTTTTCGATGAGAACGACAAGGCCGATCTCGAGGCGGTCAGGTCGCTGAATAGCGATGTGCTCACAGAGCTTGCTGATCACATTCTTGATTTGTCCGGGCTGGGCGATGAGAGCGCCGAAAAAAACTCTTAAGCCGTCCCGAACTGGCGTTTAAGCATCGCTTGGCGCTGGCTATGGGGCGGACAGTGAGCGAACTGGAAGCCAGCATGTCCAGTTCAGAGTATAGCCACTGGCTGGCGTTTTACCAGCTTTATCCATTCGGCCCGGAGCGTGACAACCTGCATGCAGCGATTATCGCTGCCACGGTGGCCAATGTGCATCGTGGTAAGCAGCAAACCCCGGTCACACCGGATAACTTCATGCTCAAAACCGGTGATGACAGGCCTAACAAGGGCTTTGATGAGCTAGTGGCATTTTTAAATGCCAACGCAGTGGAGAAAAACAATGGCTGACCTGGCAAAACTGGTGGTAAAGCTGGAGTCTGATTCAGCACGGCTGAGAAAAGACCTGGATACCGCTAACAAAAAATTAAGTCAGTTTGAGCGTCAGACGAGTAAAACCAGATCGGCATTAAAAAATATGGCAAAAGCCGGTGTGGTTGGCATAACGGCAATTGCCGGGTCCCTGGCGCTACTTAGTAAGAAAACTTTGGATCTGGCCGATCGTATCGGCAAGCTCAGCCAGTCAACCGGTTTAAGCACGGAAACGCTGAGCAGGCTGCGCTATCAGGCGGAGTTGACCGGCAGCAACTTTGAAGAAATCACCAAGGGTGTCACCCGGCTGCAGCGCTCTATGTATGACGCTGAACAGGGCCTGCGAACACAGTCTGATGCGTTCGATGCCTTAGGGGTCTCTGTAGCTGGTAGCGATGGAAAGTTACGTGATACCGAAGAAGTCATGCTTGATGTTGCTGATCGCTTCGCACAGATGGAAAACGGCGCGCAGAAAGCAGCATTAGCACAGGTGTTGTTCGGTCGCGCCGGGGCCAAAATGATTCCATTTTTAAATAATGGTCGAGATGGCCTTGAGGCTATGAGAAAGGAGGCTGATGAGTTAGGAATAACAATGAGCGGACGCCTAACCAAAGCGGCAGAAGCCACAAACGATAACCTCACTCGGTTGCGTACAGCCATGGAGGGTGTGTATCTCCGGGTGATGGAAAAGGCTCTCCCAAAACTTGTAGAAATAACTAAGCGCATGGTCGCCTGGTCAAAGGAAAGCGGCAACGTAGAGAAAATGATGCAAAGCGTTAATGCCGCGATGAAAGTCGCTACCACGGTGTGGACTGTCCTATCGACCGCGCTTGAGGTGGTCGGTAAAAAGCTTGGCGCTATTGCGGCACAGGCTTCTTTGGTTTTTGAGGGGGACTTTAAAGGCGCCGGCAGGGTATGGAAAGAGAGCAACCTCGATGCCATTAACGGTGTGTCTGAAGGGATCGAGGAGCTTCAAAATATCTGGGATGACACTGCAGACAAGATTGAAGGCGGCGCAGGTTCGACAGGTAGCCAACTGGCGGCACCTATTAAAGCAGCACAAGATATCATTGAGGCCAGCATAAAAGCGACAACAGATAAGCTCTCAACGATGGAGAGTGAGCTTGAGAAAGCTGCCAAAAAGTCAGATAGCCTCTCCAAAAAATTCCAGGATCGTTTCGATAATGTAACCACACCAGAGGCCAGCAGCCAGACCAGCGTGCTGGATGTTTCCATTCTTGAGCTGAATGCCGAAAAAGCCTTGGAAAAAGGCGATATTGACGGCGCGACCAAATCCATCAACCGCGCATTCGATGTGCTGGACAAGATGAAAGATGCCGGCTCGGAATCAGGAATCGTTTTGCAGGGCATGGCAGAAAAGCTCAAAGCCGTGGGCGATCAGATTTCACAAAAAAGCCTAGCAGATGTTGAGGCAAAGGTGCTGGTCGATACAGATGGCGTGATTCAGCAGCTGCAGCAAGGCAACCAGGCCATGCAGAAACTGCTGGATGAAAACCCGCTGGTTCAGAAGTTGATAATTGACCAGTCACGGATCCCAACTGCTGCGCAGCAGGTCTCTAATGGCAACCAAATGCGGCCGGTTAATCTTAACCTGCCGGGCGGCGAGACCATGCAGGTTTATGGCAATCAGGATGATGTCGATTCTTGGCAACGCCAGTTTTCCCGAGAAGCAACGAAAAGAGGTAAGCGATGAGCTCACGGGTACTGGTTATCGGCGGCATTGAGATTCCGATTCGCGCATCTCACCAGCTCGCTCAAAATTACACCCCGATTCAGGCGGTGAGCCGCGTGCGGATGATGGATGGCGGCCTGACTCAGCAAAGCGCCTGGCGCGGTAAGTTGCTGACTGAAATACAGGGTGATGGGTTGATACCTTCCGGCCTGCAGCTGATTGACTGGTCAGTGCCGGTGACAATCAAGTGCATTGCTGAACGGGCGGTCACCAGTAGCAGCAATGTCATTGAGGTACACCCGAACCGCCGAAGCGATTATGGCGTTGTCGGTCGAGCGCTTGTCGGTACGCAACTGGTTGACACCCCAGTTTCCATGAGCGGCAACACAGCGACCCTGACCACAGTAGCAGGCGCAACGGCGTATCAAGCCTATTACTGGCCAGAGATTGAGTGTTACTCAGACGGGCCGGAAGAAACACGGGGGGCCAGGACAGCAGATTACGGCTGGTCGCTGATCGCAGAGGAAATCTAAATGTCGTCACATCGTTATTGGCGAATCAGGGTAATTGATACCGAAGATGGAAGTTCTGCCCGAATTGCAAAGCTTGAACTGCGAGGCTCATCCGGTGGGGCTGATTTAACCGGCAGCGGCACAGCTTTTACTGCAGGCACAGCCACCGGGGCAGACAATGCCTTTGATAATAATGCCGGCACCTACTGGTACTCCGGCGATGGCATTGATGTATTGCCTGAGATATTGGGGTATGACTTTGGTTCGGGCGATGATGAGACGGTTGTTCAGGTCGCCATTACAGCCGATAACTCAACGGGTGGCGGCGATTATGCGCCAGAAGATTTCACGATCCAATACAGCGATAATGGCAGCAGCTGGACAACGGCTGCGACTGTTACCGGTGAGTCACCTTGGTCTGATGGTGAAACCCGCACCTTTGCCACTGGATTCAGCCCGCCAGCCTATGAGTACGGCACGGCAACCCTCACACTGGATCATGTAGCCACGCAATCAGGCGATGCCAGCCTGACGCTGGAGCATGTACCTGCCGAGTTCGGACAGGCCACGCTGACGCTGGATCATGTAGCCACACAATCCGGAGCGGTAAGTCTGACGCTTTCGCACCTGGTGCAGCAGTCCGGCACGGCAACATTAACACTGGAGCATGTGCCAGAGCCTGTCACGGGCGTGGTTGGTATTACGCTCTATCACTGGGTGACACAAACCGGCGCGCCTACGCTGGGTATTGAACACAATGTTGTGCCGATAACCGGCAGTGTTTCTCTCACGCTCAAGCATCAGCCAGCCAGTACCGGTCAAGCTTCACTCACGGTGGAGTATCGCCCACAGGCTGAATCTGCTGGCAAGCAGTGGCAGCTCAAGGTGTGGCTTGATGGTGTGGATGTGACTGAGCAAATCACCGGTCAGGTTCGCATCGAGGCCAACAAAGGTGCAGCGCGTCTGGCTGATTTTGTATTCCGGCCTTTTGCTGGGCCGCTTGATCCACAAGCTTATGTGAAAAAGGCGGTGGTTATCGACTACCTGACTTATTCATCCGGCACGCTGCAGACGCATCACCGCCGGTTCACCGGCATTGTTGATGAGGCGACGTTCGATCCGGTCACACGATTGGTGGATTTTGTCTGCACTGACAACCTGCAGGGTTCATTAGAGGCGCAGGACTTCACCCTGATTGATGATTGGGTGGGCGGCTTTCACTCTGATGCCGTGTTCGATGAGACTGATGACGGCTGGGAGTATGCGCAGCAGCGTATGTCCACGCAGCCCGCGAGCCTGGATAAGGATGTCAACGGCCAGCTCCGCAAGTGGTCATGGGAGGCTAAAGCTTCACCAGACATCACAGTCACCGATGGCGATGTAGTGGATGGCTCTATCGGCCTCACACAGAACACCAGCCGTGATGTGGTGAACCATGTGGATATTGAGTTCAGCTTTGCTTATGGCCGTTTGTGGCAGCGTGAAGTCCGGGCTTATTGGTCATACAACCGCGCTTTTCGTGATTACCTGGTGCTGTCGAGTGATCTGCCTAATCGCGAGATGTTCATCTCGGCCATTGATAAATCATGGTGGGTCAAGTCGCTGGCGTTTACGCCGCTGCCACCTTCTGGCACTTATGACACTGATTCCGGCCCGGTCAACTGGGTGATTAATGATGCACTGCGTAGCTCGCTGATTATCGGCGCTAATGCGGTGCTGGCCAAACGCTGGGTGCAGGACGTTGAGGAAGATTATCTGATCACTGTCACCGCGCCCGCATCCATTGCCCGATTTGGCGAGGCCAAGCAGGTCAATCGCTATGCCTACCAAATACCGATTGATGACAGCTTCGAGCAGGTTCAGCAGTCCACGCCGGCACTGAATGAATACGGCAGCTTATCAACCAGCAGTTATCTGCCGCCACCGGCAGGGGCTGAGCGGGTAGGGGATGACTATTACCTGGATGATGACAAGCGCAGCCAGTTCAACGAGGCGATAAAGACCGTTCAGGCGATTGCTACGACTGATATTCTCCGCAGCCACCACCAGAACGAGGTGACTGTCACAACGCTGCTCAACCCCTATGTGGATATTGGTCAGACAGTGGCAGTGGACACCGCGCCGATTGATGCCACCGGCACGCTCGGTCAGATGGTGGAGGTGTACGACATAGACGCTGGCCGCGCGCACTCAACGCTGTCAGTCAATGTGTTTGCACCGGACGTGGCTGATCAGAATGATGACGGCATTACTTTGCCAGCCCAGCCAGCCACTGAGCCGGATGAGGCTGATACCGATATGGATTTGCAGACCTATCTCGGCGGCAGTGATGTCACCGTGCCGCACGATCCGGACTGGCGGGGTTTTCTCGGCAACCTGGCGGGCCTGAGAACATTCAACGCGGTGACATACCCGCATGAGTTCAGGATTGAGACGCCGGATGTCGGGGATGATTTCCGCGAACAACAGGTTTATAGCGCCACACATGAAACCGAGGTGGCGATACCGCAGGAAACCCTGTCCATCTTCGTGGTGGATAACGCCAGCGGCTTTAATTACCTGATTCCAACAACACAGCTCACACCAACCACTGAGATGAGCGACTACGGTTAATAACAGAGGACAACGCAATGGCAGTATCACTCAAGTTCTATGAGGACTCCAGCCTGACAACGGAAATCACCTCAGTCACCATCAATCAACTGGCTGACGGCTCCACCGGCGATGTCAATAAACTGGTTTATCTCGGCAGCACGGTCGATACCTCTACTTTTGAGGCGACCAGTGATCCGGGTGTCGATCAGATTGAAATCACCATCGAGGATGCCAGCCCCGGCAGTGGTGTGCAGGCCTCCAATATCAAGCTGGCGCTCAGTTCCGGCGGGTTGGACAGTGCCACTGCAGGCGATCCACTGGATGTCGGTACGTCTATTGATGGGGGCGTAGCTAATGCAGTGCCGATTTATATCCGCAGTGATACGCCTGCCATTTCCAACAGCAGCACAGAAATCACGCTGGAAACCAACGACATTACCGAGACACTGTAATGGCTAACCGCCGTACGCAACGTGATGTCCGGCGTGATATTGACCGACTCAGCCTGGCCGGACGCAAACAAAATGCACTGACAGAGCCGCCAACACGCCGCCCGCTGAATGGCTCGCTGGGTGTGGGGCGTGATTCCGCCAGCACATCAGATAACCAGAGCGCCAGCGGTATTGATTACGAGGCTAAAACCGTCACATCAACAGACGGCATCTTTGTGTTTGAAATCATGGTGGATTCCAGCTTGCTATGACTGTACCGCTGCTGCCGTTTAATGATTTAAAGGTATGGGGTTCACCCTTCCATGGCCTGGTTAAAGGCGGGCAATTAACCCTGCCAAATGCGGAGACGATGAGTTACCCGCAACCGGGTTCAGGCGATACTTACCTGGTGAAGTTTTCCGGCGTGCCTGCCGTTGAGCGCACACCGGCGCAACAGGCCGATGATGACCTGGCAGGTTATGAATGGCGAACCGATGCCATTATTGCATCCAATCAACTGCATGGCCGTGGCATTGGTAGCCCGTGGCTGCACAAAGATGCTGATGGCAGGGTGTGGCAAGTGACCGTGTCACATACGCTGGGCAACAGCGTCACGCTGACACTGGCCGAGTTCGGCGTGATTCGGCTGGAATACGTTGAGCCAGAGGAAATTGTTCTCAACATCACCCTGCCGGATATGGGGTTGTTTGAGGTTAAAGGCATTACGCTAATGGATGTGCGGCCAGATGGTAATCAGGCTGTGTTCATTGCCGCACAAGCGAATGACAAGGCGATTTTCACCATCACGCTTGCTGAGCTTGCGGCCACTGTGGTGGTGGAAAAGTCACTCTCTGACATGACAGAGGACTTGTCCACGCCAGAGGTGGAAACCATTGACCCAGTTGAGTTTGTCCAAGTACGCAGCTACTGGGGAGCCACAGGCTATGACGGGCCGGTAGGTGATCGCTATATCGACTATAGCAGCAGCCCCGTCAGTGGCAGTTATGACATCACGGGGGAGATGGGCTTCCTTAATCCTTCTTATGGCAACGGCAGGGAAACCAGGGAACAGACGGTCTCGGAAGAACGCTTTTTCTGGGCCAACTACGATGCCAGCGGCGGGCTGCACTTTTATTCCACCATCTATTCCCGAGAAGATTACTACGATTATGAAGTGGTGGGATCAACCAGCGGCAGCTGGACGGCGCAGGGCTATCACAACACGGCAGGCTCAATGACAGGATCGCTGTTCATTGACCAAACCTATACCACTACTGAGCGGCAAACCTATACCTATCAGCTATGCCGTGACAGCACTGTTCTGGATGAATACGAGATTATCCTGGAGCAGGTCGAAGAATTGATCCGAAATCAGCATTTCAGGGATCAGGAACCAGTCTGGAACCTGGTCAGCGACCCTTACCTGGTGGAGACATCAGGGCCACCTTCACCCGATTTTTCTGACACAGAAACCAAAATAGCAGAGTACAACGGTGAGGGCTTGGATGCTGAACTGGAAATCAACTACGGCAGTAGCTACTACACCAGCACCGAAGCCAAGCTTTTTGAATCACTCAGCTTAGACTTACCCAGCTTTGAGGTGATTCAGAGCACCAACAAACTGGTGCACATGATCGTGACGCTCAATTATAACCCCGGCTATCAAATCGGCTACCACATCGGCCCGGATAACGCGGATTCAACCCGGACTGACGTGACTGATCTGGATGCTATTGACGCCACCTATCATCCCATTACCGGGCAAATCGTCCGCGAGCAGTCAGAAACCGTTTCATTCGTATAACCGCCCATCCGGGCAAGCATTAGCGGAGTGCCAACATGGCGACAACCATACCTGATAGCGGTCAGTGGAGTGATATTGCTGACACAATAAACGATAACTTTAGCGCCCAGGAAACCGCCACAAGTAACCTGTCTGATACCGTTGATGATAAAGCAGATTCGTCCTCACTCGCCACGGTAGCCACTACCGGTGATTATAACGATCTGACTAACAAGCCGGTACTGGGCACAATGGCTGCAGAGGCGGCGGCAGACTATACACCAACATCGGGTTTGGGTGATCTGGCCACAAAAGATGCCGTAGCCGTGGGGGATATTGACGCCACCGGCACACCCGACAACACCAAGTTCTTACGCGGTGACATGGTATGGGCTGCACCGCCTGGTGGGGGCGGGGCTTCATGGGGGAGTATCACCGGCACGCTGTCAGACCAGACAGACCTGCAGTCAGCGCTGGACGCCAAAGCAGCCAGCTCATCACTGGCCACCGTCGCTACCAGCGGCAGCTATGACGATCTGACCGATAAGCCCACGCTCGGCACAATGGCCGCTGAAACGGCCGCAGATTACACGCCGACAGCCTCACTGGCCGATGTGGCCACAAGCGGCGACTACAACGACCTCATCAACACGCCCACGCCATTTTCAGGCAGCTATAACGATCTGACTGATAAGCCCACGCTAGGCACAGCCGCTGCAGCAGATACAGGGGACTTTGCCACTGCTGCTCAGGGGGCTAAAGCCGATACCGCCATTCAGACGCTGCCGCTCACCATCCCGGCGTCAGCAGAGGATGGCGATCTGGAAGCCACGACTGCGGCCGTCACGTTCATTATGACCAGCGCCTTTGTCGTGACAGCAGTCAGGGCGTCAGTAAAAACCGCACCGGTGGGGGCCAACATTGAGGTCGATATTAATGAGAACGGCACATCAATCCTTTCCACGGTGCTGAGCATTGATGCGGGTGAAAAAGATTCGGCAACAGCCGTCACCCCGGCAGTGATTTCAGATTCAGCACTGGCAAACGGTGCAGAGATCACTATTGATATTGATCAGGTTGGCTCATCAACCCCGGGTGAGGGCTTGAAAGTCTACTTAATAGGGTATCCAGCATAATGGCAACTCAATATATCTACCGCTACAACGGCATCAAAATTCACGACGGCTGGGAGGATCCAGTCACCGGCATTGAGTACACAAAGGCATCCTGGTTCGACAGCCAGACTACTGACAAGCTGGAGGCGCTGGGTGTCACTCGCCATGAGAAGCCTGCCGTGCCAAGTTATGACAGCTATTACCAAAAGCCCGTTGAGCAGGACGACGGCACTTATCTCATCGAAGATAAGCCGCTTGAGGATGTGAGGCGTCGAAAGAAAGACGAAATCAACGCAGAGCGAGACCAGCGAGAAACCGCTGGTTTTTTGTATCAGGGCAAGCTATTTGACTCTGACCAGCGCAGCGCTGACCGGATACAGGTGGCAGCACTTGCGGCACAGGCTGCGATTAATGCAGGCGAGACATTTTCTGTTACCTGGACAGTATCGGATAACACCGATGTGGTGCTAGATGCGGCTGGCGTGCTGGGGATGGTGGCGGCTTTTGCTGAGCATGGCGAGAGTATTTTTGAAACTGCCAAAGCGCTGAAAGCTGATGTTGATGCTTGCAAGAACGGTAAAGCAGTCAAAGATGTGGAGTGGCCCTGATGTTTATGCCGCATAGTTTTCAGATGTTTGGGCGCGCCACTGACTGGGAAGCTGCGGTGGCCGACTTATCACCAACTGCTTGGTGGAGGCTTGGCGAGTCATCGGGGGTTATTGCCACTGATGAAAATGGGGCCTTCGATGGAACATACGTTGCCAGCCCGTCACTCAATCAAAATAGTCTTGTCGTTGGCGACGAAAACCCATGCGTGGGACTTAATGGGGCAAACGAGCTAGTGACAATGGGTGATGTTCTTAATCCTGATGATTCTGATTTTTCGGTGGTTTTTTGGGTTAAGCCTGACACGCTCAGCGCTGTGCAGAGACCTATGCAAAAGCGTGGCAGTGGCGCTGCGGGGACACAACCTGGCTGGCAGATTGGTTTTACCAGCACCGGCATCAATAACACTGTTATTGAGACAGCCAATGGCGGCAATGCCGTTATCGGTGTATCAGAACAATCCGGTTATGGAGGCATATCTACTTCTGTGCCAGGAATGATTGCACTGACATGGAGTAACGCAAACGAAAGAATGCGTCTTTATGTTAACGGCTCTCTGGAAGCCACGGGAACTGTAAGCGGCAGCATGGCTGGAGAAAGCGTAACAACAACAAGACCGCTTACTATCGGCTGCTCTGATAATGGCGGGGGCACTCGCTCACAGTTTTGGGATGGGTTTGTTGATGAAGCATTGTTCTTTCTAGGCACTGAACTGACCAGCACCGATATTTCGAACCTCTACAGCGCAGGTTCTTGACAAGGATTATTATCTAACCCAACCCGCTCCAGCGGGTTTTTTATTGCCTGGAGGAAATATGAAAGCGTTATTTCTCGTGTGTCTCATGCTGTTGATGACCGGCTGTGCAGCGGTCGATTTGCAGGAGTCCAGTGCCCGTGTGCCTGTGCAATACGCCACACTCAAGGTCATTGAAGATTCAGACAGCATCGCTGCCCGTGATGTGCTGCAGCACACCGAACGGGTGAGGCAGGTCATCGTCAGTCATGTTGCTGAAACCAATACCGAGATCAATGTCACCCGGCTGGTCGAGGAAGCGATCAGCAGGATAGGGCTTGATAGCTTCGACCCCTCAGATCGGCTGCTGCTCATGATCCTGTTCAACAATATCCAGCAAGCCGTCATCGATGTCCGGCCAGACATGCCACTCGGTGAACAGAAGATCATGCTGCTCACACTGCTGGACTGGATTGACCAGGCCGCGAGGCTCACACTGTGACTTATCGCTTCGATCCACTGCAATACCCCTCACTCAAGCGGGTATGGGATGCAGTTAACCAGGTCTATGTTGACCAGTGGCTGACAGAGAGCGGCTTTCACATGACGCTGCCGGATGATCGGGTTGTCTATATTCATCCAGGCTTTGCCTTTGATAAGGCCTCAGTGCCTCGCATCCTGCACGGCTATCTCAACCGCGATGACAGTCATGTGATTGTGGCTGCATTGGTGCATGACTACCTGTATGAATACCAGCAGATTGAGAACAAGTGGATCACACGCAAAGAAGCCGATCAGCATTTCTACGGCATCATCAAACAGTCCGGCATGAGAGCAACAAAAGCATGGCTGGCCTATATCGCCGTTCGCATGGCTGGCAGCCGCTTCTTCAATCCCCGCGCTAAGCGTATGCGCAACCCTTACTATGTGGAAAGACCATGATACAAATTGACCGTATCATTGATGATGTGCTGGCCATCGAGAAAGGCTATGTGAATGATCCGGATGACTCTGGCGGTGAGACAAACTATGGCATCACCATAGAAGTCGCCAGAGAGAATGGCTATCACAGACCGATGATTGATATGCCGTTGTCATTCGCCAGGCAGGTCTACACAAAGCGCTACATCAATGAGCCAAACTTCCACCTGGTCATCGACCACAGCGAATCTATCGCTGCCGAGCTGATAGATACCGGGATCAATATGGGCCCACACCGTGCAGCTGAGTTCCTGCAGCGCTGGCTGAATGGCTTCAACCTGGGCGAGTATCCAGATCTGTTTGTGGACGGTCGTGTTGGCCGCATCACGATGAGAGCCTTAACTGCATTTCTCAGTAAGCGAGGCAAAGAAGGGGAGCAGGTTCTGCTCACTGCATTGAATTGCACTCAGGGTGATCGCTACCTTGAACTCACCGAAGCCAGAAAGAAAGACCGGAAGTTCCTCTATGGCTGGATGCGCCACCGCGTAGTCATGTAAGCTCCATCTGAGCCTGTCGGTTACCAAGGATGGAGTGGCCGGCTTAGCGATTCGTCGATGTTCCGCCGGCAGGCTCACTCCACTACATAAAATCAGCTTTATTTTAGGGAGAATTTTAGGGAGACAATAAAAAAGGGCTTACGTCAAAAACGTAAACCCTTGGTATCCTTGGCTCCCCGAGCTGGACTCGAACCAGCGACCCAATGATTAACAGTCATTTGCTCTACCAACTGAGCTATCGGGGAACAGAAAGATGCGTATGATAGAGGCTGATACCGGATGCGTCAAGGATTAGGGGGAATTTTTTCCATTCATTCACTCCCTCACTGATACAGTCAGTTTAAGTGTTTGATTTTTCGTTTAGAGGGAATGTACGGTTTAAAGGCAATGCGCTGAGTAATACAACCATAACAGGAGGTTTGCGTGGAA